ACAATGCGGTGAGCAACCATGATCTTCTGCATGGATTCTTGCGATAAAAATTGATATTGGTTGTGGGCATCACTCAATTGTACGGGTGTTATATCGGCACTTGTGTCTTTGCCATCGTTCCAACTGATAATAAAACGACCTGCATTAGAAGATCCACCAAATTTCTGTTTGATCTGTGCTTCTACAGTATCTTTGACCTCGGCAGCGGGTTGTCCATTGTTGAAATTGATCAACATCGAAGGGGCTAACCCATTCATGATATTGTTTATGTGGAAATTCGATATCTCCGATTCTAAGTTGGCATATTGCGTACCTCCTTGGTAGTCCACGGGTGCGAAGTAAAACGAACCCGTTGAATATGGTTTGATTGTAAGGATACATTCGTTTGCACTTTGATCATACCCAAAAGCCCTAAATTCAATAGGCGTGTGATTACGCTTCATGTTCGCCCAATCGGGGCAATAATAGTACTTTTCAATTTCACCCTTTTCGTTGCACTTTGCAGGGCGGAGGGTTTGTTGTGGAAAGTGCTTGGCTTGGACGTATTTCTTACGATCTTTAGATTTGATCAACTGAAACGATGCTTGTCCCAACATCTTCAAATCCATGGCTACGGCACGAACATCATCGGCACTAAACAACCTCTTAAATTCAATATAGCCTGGCAGATCACGAGACGCACGTGTAACTTCTAATCCCTTACCGAAAATTTGATCAACAGTCCCTTTGATACAAGCATTGTTTGTTGGACTTGAGTGGTATAAATCAATCAAATATTGGTAGTAATTATTATCATCCCCATATTGCACCCAATCTTTGTTCTTTTGCTCAATGATGGATGGTGCGGTGTATGATTGTAATTGTATAAATTCTAAACTCATAGTGTCTTCCAATTAGGTGTACCCGCAGCGGTTGTAGTAAACTGCTTCCAAGTGTTGTAAATGTTTGTAGTACCGACTATCCAATACCCCAATACTTCCCAAAGTAACACATTACCATTGTAAACACGAAACAATAATTCATCAGTATTTTTGGCAACTGCGTTAATTGACGTTAGAGCGGGTAAATTCATAGTAATGAATGAATATGTCTTCACACATGCAGTATTCGTGGAAACCATCGTTTTAGTGGGTTTATGCCACACTTCAATCGTTGCTGTTGATATGCCTTCAAAATCCACAAACGATGTGAACGTAATTGAGGTGGAAGTATTATTGATGTGCATATACAATAGAACGCAAATTGAGGTTTTTGTTACAAAAAGAAAACCCCCACCGATTTGGTGAGGGTCGTCTTACTATTAAAACTGAAATCAAATTAAGGGGCAACAGTGACAATACTTCCCATTTCGGTGTAATTGTCGGCATCAACGGGTGCGGGTGGGTTTGGCTCACTTGACATCAAAGTCAAAGTATTCAAACGGGCATCACCCATTTGTACACCCCATGAAGATGATCCGCCGTTGGCATCACAACCCAAGGTTTCACCCAACAACCAAAATTGATCGTTGCGATCCCATACGATGATCTGCCATCTACCTTGTGACAATGTCTTCAAAGTATCCATATCGGCATCGCCCGTTACGGGTGTTTTACCACTTGGTTTGAATGACAAGGTAAACAATGTTTCGTAGGCAGTTGTTCCGTTATCACGTGAAGCGATCACGGTTGTTTCGATTGTTGACAAACCTTTCAACTCCCAAAAATTGGCAGTAATTGGAGTGGTGGTTGTCCCGTTGTCAATCAACGTTACTAATCCCGTACCACTTTTAGTCACTCTATTGGCAAATTCAAAAGGGATCAAAAAAGCACCCTTTAAACCACCGACAAACTGCTTACATGGTTCGTATCTATTGGCTAATGTTCCACAACTTGGCATATTTTTTCTATTATCTTGTTAAAAAAAAAGGGGCGGGTGTTTATGCCCACCCCGTGTTTATATTTTCCTTGTCGGATTAGGTTACGTTAATTACAACTTGTTGAGTTGGGTTGGTAGCGATGATACCACCAGTGAAACGCATGATCACACGTACGTTCTGTGAACCATCGATATCGCTCATGTCGATAACTTTTACTTCGTTGTAATCGCTCAACAAACCTGTACCGAAGTGCAAATCGCTCTTCATACCCAATACGCAGTCGTAGTCGTTAAGACCTGGACACATGGTAACGGGGATACCTTGGAAGTTCATTGGCTTCTCACCAACATAGAATTGGAAGTTGTAGTTACCTGCTGACAACGCCGCTTGGTATGCCTTCATGGTAGCAGGACCAACGTAGTATTGGTAACCTTCTTTACCATACAATGCTGCGGGTGAGTAATCCAACGCTTCTTGCAAACGAGCAACAACGTTTGAACCCGTAGTAGCACCACTGAAAGGACGAGTGATAGCAGAGTTATCGATCAAGTAACCGATCATACCATCTTGACCTGGAACCAATGCGGAATCATACCACAAGTTTGATTTCCAAATACCCAATTCGTTTGCTTGAGCAACTTCGGCTGCGGTTTGAGCCAACATGAATTCTTCAAACGTAGCAGGGAGTTTTTCAAATGCAGAGAATCCTGCTTGTGCTGCTTCCCAAGTTGTACGCAATTGGTTTTTGCACAACTGCAAGTTTACTTGCTTCTCGATTGTAGTCAACACGTATTCTCCCAAGGTCACTGAACTTGAATCAGTAAAATCACAAGTTGCATCAGCAATGGTGATTGAATCTTGGTAGTTACGGATAACTTCTTTGAAAGCCACATTGGGGTGCAATGTGATAAGTTCTTTTGCCAAGGTCTCGCCTGACAACAGAGCAGCCGCAATGTACTTATTGCCGAATAAACCCGCATAGGTGTTTGGCGATACAGTTGGACCACTCAAATGGGTTTTGATCAGATTATTTTTCATTTGTGTGTTAGTTAAAAAGTTGGTCAAATACTCGGTCTTTAATTGTTTTTTCACGCTTGTCGCTGATGTGGAAGTGCATTTTGCTATTTGTGCTAGTGGCTTCAGGATTGAATGGAGTGTGAGGGGCGGGTTCGTTTGCCAATCTCTCTTCCAATTCTTGATTAACTGCACTCAATGCAACTTTCTCTGCTTCTAAGGCACTCAAACGGGCTTCAAACTTGGCTTCAAGTTCTTTGATCTGAGAGCTGAAATAAGATTCTTCCATTTCAGTTTTAGATTTTACGGTCTTCTTTGGCTTCATAGCCATCTCACCGATCTCTTCTTTCATAGGCATGTCTTCGGCTTCTACTTCCTCAACAATTTCCTCTTCGGATACTTCGGCTTCTTTCTTAGCAATTTCAACGATAACTCCGTTTTCGTCTACTTCTACGATGTTACCATCTTCCATAGCAAACTCACCTGCAGGTGCGGGGATTTTACCATCTTCGGTTACAATAAATACGGCTTCACCTACGGCAAAGGAATCCGCTTCAAAGACGGCTTGACCATCTTCAGTTTTTACTTGTTCCAATGCCACGGCAACGGGTTCTGCAATACCCAACTTTACCATGATACGATCCAAGATTGTTTCTGCGTTCATACTCATAAAACTTTATTTTTTTATATTGTTACATTTTTGATATTCTTTTAACATCTCAACTATTTCTTCGAGTAGTGAAGGTTGCTTACTCATACGCATCTTGTCTGCAAAGTACCCTTCAATGCTGAATCCTTTGAACTTGCCATCTTTGGCATCGTTCCACACATCATCGTTGGTGATTTTCAAACAACCCATCCATGTACCAATCGGATCGTTCATTCCGTAGATGGCAGATTTGTCCTTTTCCATGTCCTCTTTAATCCAAGTTTCAACCATGCAAACACCTTGAACCGCCAATTCGTGTTCAATAGTGGCGTTGCCTTGATTTCCCTTCATCAAAAACATCTGTGATGCTTTACGAACGGTATCCTTGGAAAAGTAAATGTAAAATTCATCCATTGCCCCATCCACGATTTGTTTGCGGTATATGGGTTTGTCTGGAATCAATATCGGACCCATCAAGATGCGTTTTTCTGCATCTACCTTGGCAAACTTTACTTCATGGGATTTTAACGCAACAAAATTGGATTCAATGGCGGGGGCTTCCACGATGCTTATCGCATCAATGCCACTTGCCATTTGTTGTTCATCCAATATAAGTTCAACAATACGCATTACTTCAACTTATCCAAATAGGTGGTGTTGAATGTCAAATCTCTTTGCAATGGGTAGAAATCATTATCATTCAAACTTTTCATTGCAGTTTCCAAATCAGAAACGGCATCTTTTGGAACGCCCAACGCCTTCAATTGTGCTTGGAATTTCTCGTAACCATTTTTGATTTGAGAATCCAACGATGCCAATTGTGCGGCCATTTCTTTATTCTTTGCAATAAAGTCGGGAACTTGCTTTTTCAATGTGGTCAATTGGTCTGCAAATTTGCTTGTAGAATCTTCCAATTTTCTTGCAGGTCCAACCAATTTAGATGCAGAGTTAATCAACTTGATTAAATCTTCTTTTGCACCTAATTGAACATTTATCATTTCGGCTTTGCCTAACTCAACTTTGTTAACGGCAGTCGATGCCATGAATTTTTCAAATGATGTTTTCATATTCTATATAACGATTTATCCTGGGAATGTTGCGTTTTGCTGAATCCTACGATCTAATGCTTGTTGTGTACTCATATCAGTAGCAACTGCGTATGCCTTGATTGGTTTTTGGTTTTGTTGTGCCAATGACCTCGCTATCTGTGCTGACGGATCTGCTGATCCACCGACAATAGACACACTTGGTCCGCTAGGTGTTGGTGTGGATTGCTCACTTGCGCCAGGTATCGGAGTTGCCGTCATCTTACGAACATTTGCAAATCCCGCCGCAATAATAGCCGCCGCATTGATGTACCCTACGGGGGTTCCTGCCCCTGCTGATAACGCTTTGGTTGCACCCGCATAAGTATCAATGATAGCACCTGCAATGGCTAGTGTTTTGGCTGTTGCAGTTTCCTCACCCACTGCACTACCCAACGCTGATAACGCATTGGAGGTTGCATCGTATATAGCCATCTTAGCATCAAACTCTTTTTGTGCTAGGTCTTTTTTCTTGGCTTCCTCATCTTTTGCAATATCAATACGTTTGTTTGCTAATTGTTGTTCTAACTCAGTTGTGGATTGCCCGTTTAATTGTCTTGCTTGAATGAGGTTTTGTAACCTGTCTAACTCCAATTTGGTCAACGCATCTTGCAACTCTTTTTCATTGGTCAAAGTTTGTGTCAACCGCAATTGTTCTTTGGCATACTGCTCATCAATGAACTTGGCTTCGTCTTCTGCGGATTTTTCCATGAACGCCTTAAGTTCTTCGTCTGCTTTTTTCTTATCATCAAGTTTCTTTTTCTCAGCATCCTCGGCAATTTGTGTCAATCTGATTTGGTTTGCCTCTTCGGCTTCTTGGATCAACCGATCTTTTTCTGCTTTGGTGTATTTACCTCGTGCAATTTCTCGCTTGGCGTTGTCAAGATCAAACTCTGCTTGTTTCCTTGCCTTGGTTTCTTCATCCTTGATCGAATCAATAATGTTTTTACGATCTGCCTCACGGATTTTGTCTGAAGCATCACGCCTTTCTTGTGCATACTCTTTCTGTTTGGATGCTAACTCTTTTTGACGTTCTTGCTCTGCTTTGATGGCTTCCTTCTTACGATCTTCCTCTTCTTTGTCAAGTTTCTTGGCTTCTCTGTTGAACAAACGTCTTTTGGCTGCTAATTCGGTTTCAGCATTTTGAGTGGCAACTACTGCATCACTGATCGCCTTCTTAGATGACTCGGTTTCTCCATTCAACTTTTGGTCTAATCTAGCGGCTGCTAAGCGATCTTGGGCAAATTTCAGTTCTTTGGCAGCGAGATCAGTTTCACTTTTACGTACTTGGTCTAATGCCTTCTTACGATCTGCAAGAGATGCGTTGGAATCTGATAACAATTCACGTGCTTGGGCTAACTCCTTGTTGCCTTTGGCACGGGCTTCATTCAGTGCTAATTCCCGATCTTCAAGTTCATCTTGCAACTCTGCTAGTTTACGCCCCTCTGATGCGGCGGATCCAAACAAACTCCCAACTAACTCTAATCCGTTTGCTAACCCGTCTACAAGCAATGTCGCAAATCCCGAAACTGCTTCAATGATCGGATGCAATATAGCCCCAAATATCGCAGTCAATTTGGCGAGGGCATCCATACCCTTCTCCGTTTTAGTTAACGCACTACGCAACGCCGTAAACGTTCCTACGAGCAATGCAAGGAACGCACCTATCGGGTTTGCTACTAACGTCAACATAGATTTACCCAAATCCATTACGCTACCCGACATTTGACCGATAGGACCTGGCAATTCACGGAACTTGTTACCTACATTGTCAAGTGCTTTACCGAATCCACTCATTACATTCTTGACTTTTTCGCCAAGTTTCTCCAAGAGGATACCCAATTTACTGACGTCTTTGGTGTCAGTTTTTACGTTTACTTCTACTTCTTCTGCCATGACTTGATTTTTCTAATGTAAGTGCGTTTAACTTGTTTCAAAGTTTGGTTGTATTGGTTCTTGCCTTTGGCAATTTCAACATTCTCTGATACTCCGTACCAAGGTTGTGACTGCAATAGTTCAATTATTTTTGTGATCATTTTTTAAGTACTAAAAAGTTTGCATTGGTTACATAAATTGTATGACTTCCACCCGTTCTTGGCTTCCATGCTAATGTTACTTCATCTGTTGGAGAAAGGTCTAAAACTGTGCTAAAATTAACAACGCCGTAATCACTTGAAATACCCGCATATCCAGTGCTTAGGATGCCGTTTACTAAAATAGCAACAGTGCTATGCTTGTTTCCTGATTGTTCCATTTCAACCATTGCTGTAAACTTGTATTGCCCACCATCAGTGCAAACATATTTTGATGGTGCTAAGGTATATGTGATATTGTCGACATACCCAATTGTTTCACTATCCTCCATTGGTATATTCAACCACAATGTAGAATCAGTAGACAATGGTCCACTCAAAGTATTGCGATACATTGTAATTTGGTTGAATTGCAAAATGGCTTGGATATTATCCACTTGCTGAACTAAACTGAATACATTGTTCTTATTGTAATCGGTATCTTGGTTTGTGTCTAGGTAATCTTGCCCGTTGAACTTATACGAGTTCATGATACCCTTGGCTACTGAGTAATCCTTCAAATAAGTTTCACCGAATGGCGTTG